TTGTCCCCATTCGTTTGTGTCGTCATTAATAGCAACTGTAAAATTGTAATAAAACGCGCCATCTTTACCAGCTACAAATTTTTCTTTTGGTAATTTGTCAATTCTTAAACTAACATTTGATAATGAACTCATAATATATTTATTTATTGCCTACCTTTTTTTGCTGTTGTCGGCTATTCAGTTTTATTTATTTATAATATTTACAACATTCATCTTTATTTTTTTCTACTAAATCTAGTTGAATATTTTGTCTTGTAAAACCTAAATCAGGATGTTCTTCTATCAATCTAAAATATAATTCTTTTCCGAAAACTGGAATATCAGTTATTGATTCAGTTCTTATATGACAAGATTTACAAAGAATATGTATATTTTGTATTTCATCAGAACCACCACTAGATACAGGAATTATATGTGCTTTTTCAAGATTTCCTCTATTATCACCACAACAAAAACACTCACTATTAAAATGCTTTAAAATAAATAAAATTCTTGGTTTATTTTTAAAAATGTAATTGCCTTCATTTGTCCAATAATTAATTACTTCATCAATATTTATATTTGACCTAATCCTTCCCATATTACTTAACTTTTAATAATTCGTCTTTTACTACTTTAGTCATTTTATATTTACCCTCAATAGTTGCAATATTACCACCATTTTTTAAATATTCAATAGCTTTGTTAAATTCAGGCGTATTTTTATTTAACCATTTTAAATCATCTACTGGTTCTTTATCGTGCTTATTAGTTGCATCAGGGTCTTGTGTGTCATCAATTAACAATAAGTTACCTAAAGCATATTTTTTGCCATAACTAGATGCCGAACCAAATTGTTGTGGAACTTGCATTCCTTTCTGTTGTAAATCTACTCCTACTATTGCAGTTGCTGAAATTTCATTAACTCCGTTGTTATCTAAAATTGTAGCTTTTGAAAGTAGTATAGGATTTTCAAAACTAATCAATTCTTCTGTAATTATAAAACTAACCTGATACTTTTCGTTAAATGGTTTTAATGCCTCTAAAATGTCTTCAGCACTACGAAAATTGTATTTGCCAAAACTATTAAATTTTGATTTGTTTGCTTTAAATTCTTTTTGAATTAAAGATAGTTTTTGATTAAGGTTTAATTCTTTCATCTTATTGTTGTTTTAATTTGTAAAGTTCTGATTTTATTAAATTCTTATATTCTAAAGTGCATTCTGCATCTGCTAATTCAAAACAATATGTTTCTAGTGTGTTTACTAATGATTCTAATTCGCAAATTCTACTTTGCATTGTTTCAGTTCTAAACCTGTAATAGTCTAATAAATCTTTCATTTTAATTTGTTTTAAATGTTTCGTTATAATATTTTTCTCCTGTCAAAATATAAGTGTGATTTGTTACACCACCTGATTTTTTAGTTTGATTTCCGTGAGCATCTATAATTTGCTGCTTTTCTAGTTCTAAAAATTGATAGTATTCATTTATAAAGTTTCTACCATCTACCGAATGTGTGTTAAATAAACTAGGGTATTCTTTTTCTAGTTTTGAAAATAATTCTTGTACTGCTGTTTTCATTTTATAAATTGCTTAATGTTAATACTCCGAATAAAAAAGCTACCCATAATAAAAATGCTAATCCAATGTTTTTTAATGTTTTCATAATATTTGTTTTTGTTTGTTATTTATATTCTTGCTGCTGCTCCATCTAAATATGATTTGTTTTCTGCAATTAATGCTGCTTCTTCTATAGTATTAGATTGAACATTAATTAACTCACTTGTCAGGTAACCATCTCTGTAGCCAGATACTAAAATTTGATAATTTTTCATAATTTTTTTATTTGTTTGTTATTTCTTGAGCAAATATATAACTGTTATTAATACAAAAGTGTTAAAGAAAAGTTAAAGTTTTAAAATAAAAAAAGCTACCTGTTACAGTAGCTCTTTCCAAACAAATTAAAAAACATTCAAAGAAACAGATTTTATATATAGGTTACCTTTTGGGTATAGTAGTTTATTAAGTCAATCAAATCTACATTAGCAAATTTAACAGTTTGTTTTGATTTTAAATACATTTCTTCAGATAACTTATTACCAAGATATAAACTAAATTTAAATTGCTCACCACTTCTTGCTATGTTGCATCCATAACATTGTACACCTACGTTATTTTCATCCCACCTAGTTGAATAATTACTTCTACTCATAAAATGTCCGCATTGTAGATTTTTATAATGATCTTTTTTACCACAAGTAACACATTCAGCAATATCATCAATAGCATCTTTACGCCTGATATAAATACTAAAAATAGTATCTAGGTTTTTTACTAGTGTTTTCCTGCTCTGTTTCTTCATTTGTCAAATATAAAAATACTTTATAAACATCGCTGTAAATAACTTTATTTTAAAACAGTAAGGATTTAATTTTAAATCTTATAACTTTGCCTAGTTGTTTTACAAAAAAACAGAAAATAAAACTAAAAAAAATTCTAAAAATAAAACCAAAAAAAAACAAAATAAGTGTTAAAAAACAAAGTGTGTAACTAGGTTAATTATGCTCTATCAAATTTGAATATTCTTTTGGTACTAAATTTATCATTTTTACTTTCCAAAAACCTATCGTAAAATCAGATTTAACTGGTTTTAAATTTTGCGAAATATTTATTAAACTATTTTCATAATGTCTTACTTCTATAAAATTTGTTTGTGTTGCACCTTTTACATTTGATATTCTCATAGTAAAGGAAATTTAAGATAATTTTTATAGTATTTATAAGCTAAATAAATAGCCAATAGAATCAACAACCATAACCACCATAATTGAATAATAAATGTACTCCAATTAAATTGTTCTTTATAAACTATCTTTGTGTTTTCAACTTTATTGACTTCAATCTCGTTTGTGAGTGAATCTACAACGATTTTAGCAACAATCTTTTCATTTACTATAATTGTATTGTCTTTTCTTTTTTTCTTCGTTAAACGTGCGTTTTTGTATTTAGTTACTTTTCCTTCGTTATTTATAATCTCGATTGGTTTTGTAGTGTCTACTGCTTCTATAATTATTTCTTCACTTACTACATCAAATTTAATTGAAGTGCTATCTTTAGAAATAGAATCTGTTTTAATTACTTGCGTAATAGTTGAAATACTATCTGTTTTCTTTTCTTCTTTGTTTACAGTTTTAGCACCACAGCTAATAAGCAAAAATGTCAGTAGTAAGTATTTCATTTTAAAAAGGGTCTACAAATAAAACGTTTATATTTTTTCTACTTCTTAACATTACATTGCCACCATTTGAATCGTTCCCTACTGCGGTATTACCCTCGATACATTCAAAGGTTTTATTTACTTCTACCCATCTTACAAATATGCCAGTATGGTCGTGTCTCCCATCTTTATTCCAATCAAAAAAAACAATATTTCCTGCAACTGGATTAGTTGTAATTCTATTTGTTTTACGATAGTGAGCAACCGCTGTTTGACATCCAGCAAATCCTTTTTTAAAACCAATATTACCAAGAGGCGAACCTGCTTTATCATAGCACCAACTTACAAACATACCGCACCACGCTACGCCATCCAATCCAAACCATTTGCCGTATTTTGTTTTATTGGAATTTAAAGGAATTTCGCCTTGTCCTATTTCTTTTTTTGCAATTTCTACTACTTTGCTCATTGTTTTAATTTTTTATGTTTATCAAAATCCTCTTTTAGTTTTGAATAAAGCCCTTTTAAATTTTCGTAGTCTTTTGCTAGTTCGTTATATTTGTCTGTTAAAACTCTATGTAGCTTTTCCCAGTTTTGCGACTTTTCAACTTCTTTTGCGTAACTCATTTGAATATTGTTAAAGTCAGTTTGTAAAGTAAGATTATGTTTTTTTATATCAGTTACTTCCTGCATAACTTCATCCATTCTGTTTTTATAAACAGTCAGAAAGTCGTCATACATAACTTTCATAGTACTAACCGCATCTTGCCTTTGCTTTGCTCTGCCACCAAAAAACCACGCAACTGGAGCGGTTAACGCTGCCAATATTGCTTGCCAATACTCAATAATAAAATTCATACTAATTTAATAAATTTTGTAACAATTCACTTTTTTCCTCATCACTCATTACTTCAACTTGTTTAGTAACTAAATCAATAATAACTTCGTTAAGTGTTAAACTTGGTGCAGTTACTTCTTGCTCAACTTCTATTTCAAACTCTATTGTTTCGTAATCAACTCCATCAGGAATATCACTCAAAGTTAGAGTTTCAATGCTCATCTGTCCGATTGTGTATCTGTATTTTATCATTATCTTGGATTTGTAAATATTTCATCATACATAAAATAGTCCGTTTGCATCGCTCTTGCAGTTGTGCCTACTGTTTTAACAATTACACTATGCACACCCAGCGCAGTTGATGTAGCTGGAATATTTGTAGTTAATGTAGTTATTAAATTTCCATCAATATAAAATGATGCTTGTGTTCCAGCAGCGTTTATATCTATCCTTAATTTATACCATTGACCAGCAACTACTGCAACAGATGAAGTAAAAAATGTTCTAGTTAATGAATTAATTGCAACACATTTCCAATTAGGAGAAGGAGCATTCCCTGCACCAAAAGCTACAACACCGCCCTCATCGTAAGTAAAGAAAATACCGTTGGCTGGGTTTTGATAATTTACAACTCCAATATGTCCAAAAAACGTAAAAAATCTTTCAGTTACAGTTGATAGCGTTTCAACATTTGCATAAGATTCAATCGATACAGTACCAAGACCTCTTACAAAATTAGAGCCATAAATAAATCCAGCATTGCCAGCGTTAGTTGTTCCAGTTTGACTTCTTGCTACACCTTGTTGATTTGTTCTATTTGTTATTGTAGCGGTTGTAATGCAACTTGCACCAGCGCCCGTTGCAGTTGTAGTAAGTCCACCAAAGCTAGTAGTAACACCACCACCTTGCGAACCCATAAATTCCTCAAAGAAATAAATCCCTTTCGTTTTATTAAAATCTTCAAGTATATCAATTAAATTTTTATTTTCCCAAATATCTGTTGCAGAAGTGTACGCTAATAATTGATTGTTTGTTTCGCTAGTTATGTTCACGTTATGAAGTTCGTTTAATTCATAACCGTTATCTACTTTTACAAAGATTGAACCTTGCGTAGCGTGTGCGCTTACAACATAACCGATAATAACTAAATGATTTGGCGCAGTTGGTTTTACTTTTGTAACTCTACCCGCAACCGTTGGAGATAAGTAAAGAATATCGCCATCCGCCCACGTTTCAGATTGTAAAGAACCCGTTGTGTTTACGTTTCTTATCAATCCGCTTGTAGTGATAAAACCCTCTTGATTGTTATTTATTGTTTCTGTGACAAGTCCAATTGTTTCAGCCGATAAAGCATCCGTTGTGGCTTGTGCTAAATCAACTTTTAATCTTTGACCTTGCGCGCCCGTAACCCTAACCGCTTGATAATTGGCTTCTAATAGGTTTATATTTGTAGCAGTTTTATTTACTACTCGCAAAACATTTTCTTGTCCTACTTGTAATGTAACATTCCCGCCTTTTAGCTTTAAATCAACCGTTCCATCTGTATCGTTCCAAACCATTGAACCCGCACCAGTCGGAATATTTGTTGGCGTATTGTCAAACTCGATATTTCCCGTAAGTAAACCAAACTCACCTAGATTAACATCAGCAGTCGCACCTGTGTAAGGTACTCCTGCGGCTGGTATATCAGAAGTAAAAGCTAGTGTTCCGCTTCCATTTGGAACTAATACAACGTTATCAGAATTTGTCGGTGTTTCAAAATTAAGCAAAGTGCCATTTGCATTTAAGTTTCTTTGAATACCATTTGATGCGTAGACAGTTGTTTCTTCATCAATACCGTCGTTATCTATAAATGCTAAACCATCTATATTAATTCCAGCGGTTAAATTAGGATTTACAACAGAATCAAATGCAATTCCTAAATCTGTTAATTGTCCACCCTCATTAACTACTTGTTGAAGTGTAGGAATAAAGTTATGATAAATTTCCCAAACTGCTGCGCCATTAGTTGAATCAGTACATATATAAGCAATTCCACTATCTAAATACCAAAATGAACCATTTACAAAACCTTTTGATATGTCATCATTTACACTAGGTAGACTTCTTGCATATTGCTTTAATCTAATATATTCACTTGTTGTTTCAGTTAAATATGCTTCACCCGCTTCAAACTTCCACTCAAAACCAACTGCACAAGTCAAAGCAATACCTTTATTTCCACCAGTTCCAGCATCAACAATTCCCTGACTTAATTTTGAACTATTTTCTAATTCAATCGCATCGGCATTATTTATCAGTATATTTTCGCCACCAGTTGAATTGCCTAAATCTAAAGTCTGCGCTAGTGTTTGCGAACCACCGCCACCACTTGTTCTTGTTACATTAACCTCGATAATATTAGGGTTAACCGTAATATCAACCAAATCAATCGTTTCGTTAATTACTATATCTACTGCCATTATCTTGAAATATCATCGTTAATAATAAACAATCCACTAATCCACGTAACAACCGTATCATCTGCCAAAGTTATCTGTATATCGTATTGATAAGTACACGCAGGAATATTGATAATTTGCTCGTCAATTTGAAAATCGCCACCTAATGCATCGGTTATCGTTAAATCGGGACTTAATGCAATAACGCCTCCCGCCTCTTTTCGAAGTTGCATTAAAATAACTGCACCCGTTAAATCGAGATCAACGTTATTTACTTTTACGTTGAATAGTGTCGCGTAAAATGTATCCCCTCGTTTGTGCGTGAAATTTACTGTTTTCATTTGATAAATACTTTTCTAGTTTTTTAATGTTTTCCTCTGTCCGTTTGTCCGTTTTTCGCATACTAATAATAGTTGTTGTTTGGATCTAAAAAGTACCATCGGTTCAATATACTACTTTTGTTGTAAACTGGCGGCACGATTTGACTATCTGCGCTTAAATATTCTGGTAATTCGTTAAGCATTAACCAACGTTCTAAACGTCCCTGATACATTTCGGCTTTTAATCTTTGGTTATTTACTAAATAATCAACTTCTGTTTTGTCAACTGCTGCGGTGTTTTCGGGTTGTGTTTTATAAATGCCATTATTAGTGATCTTGTAAGCACCCACTAAAAGATACTCAACCGCACTTTGATGAATCAAAAAAGGTTTGATGTAATCGTCAAACAAAGTGAGATATAAACCGCTTAAATCATCGTTTCCGAAGTCAACATCAATTTTATTAAATAGCGTTTCCCCTAGAATTTCCTCAAGTCTTGTGCGTTGCGCATCTGCAATACAAGGGATATATAAATCAATATCTATATTGCCACCGAGTAAGGTATTTTTTGTCAATTCGTTTTCTCTAAGCCAAATATTCATAATAGTTGTATTTGTAGGTTACATATCGTGAGGCGCGATATATGCTTTTGATTCACTTGGTTTTAATACTGGTAAAATTTCGCCCTCTTTTCTTGCCTTTGCAGGTGTAATTATTTCCGCTAAAGGATTGTTTACATCGGCTCTTAATCTGTACGTTTCACGTACCCAAAAATGCTTACAAGTTCCAAAAGGGAAAGCCTCTGAAAGCAATCCGCCACCTTTCCATAAAAATATATCATAAGGTTTGTTTGGAGTTGGTCGCATTCCGAATCCTGGATTTACATTTCTCTTACTCATCATATCAATATCCTCTCTTCTGTACAATTTATTCGCGCTCATCATTGCTTTGCAAAATTCACGTTCTGGGTTTGGATTTCCACTGTATCTGTATCGGCTTTTAAATAGAACGCCATCTTGATTACTTCTTGCGTTTGGTCTTGCAGTTCCAGTCTTTACATCTGCTAAAGCCACGTTCATCAATTTAATGGTTGTAGCGTTTAACCTTTCCAACTCCGCATCTCGTTCCTCCTCTTTGTCGTAGTCAACTGGCTCGGCACTAACCAACTCCCACTCGTTTAAATCTATTTCCTCTCCTAAGTCTGAAAAGTCATCCGCAGCCATTTGAATTGGCGTTACTATTGTTTCAGTTGGTGTAATTGTTGGCTCTTCACTTCTTAAACTTAAAAACTGCAAATCTAAACTAATACCGTTTGCCGCTAGTATTTCCATTAAACCATCCAAAATAATTTCTTGCTTTGGAGTAATTACATTTATCATCAACTCCGCAAATCCAACCTTAATTTCCTCAGCGTTCTA